GGAAAATCCTATCTGAAAGGTTTGAACCCACAGTGGCCCGTGGTGCCTATAAATGGTAATTGCCGCATTATAGGGGTTGCTATAGAAACGAAAATGCGCCTCGTTTAGAAGCCTATGATCCTACACCTCAAACCCGGTTCATCCGGGTTTTTTTATCCCTGAAATCACAAGCCAAACAGATAAAGAAATAAAAATCTATAACAATCATATAATTAGAAAATAAATCGCTTTTTATTACCCGTAGGTATTGATTTGCAATGTTACCTATAGGTATATTTCATCCATCGGCAAACAACGGAGCCAATGAGATGAAGAAATCTTCCCATCAAAATACAGGCAGCAAAAAATTTAATATCCACGACAAGCTCAGAGGTAGCAATACTCACTGGTCTCATCGTTTTTCAGCCCAGCCTCATGATGAAGGTTTTAATTACCAGTTCAGAACAACCTGTGTAGATGGGGTAGAGTTTGCGGTTTACGAGCGCATTGATAATTGTTTCGTGTTAGTTGATTTCTTCAAGTCCTATGATGAAGCATGTGATGACGCTAAAAATATAATCGATGATCATCCGGACATTAAGCGGATGTTTTCCGCCAATCAATTAAGATATTAATTAATAAATCTGAATTTAATTAACACCTTTACGGGTGAGGACAGACTCACCCCAAGGAAGTGAAAATGCATAATTTACTTAACCCAATAAATAAGCCAGTAGATTATCCTCGTGAATTATTTGTTGATGAGAAAGGTAAGTACACGCCTGGGAAAGTTATGACTTGTCAGATGGGTGGGGATTCCATGCAGCCAACCATCCAGCCATGCGAACTGATCGCTTTCGCTGACTGTGGCGGAAAAATCTCAGAGGCGGGTATTTATGTTTTTACCCGCGATGTTTTCGGGCGACCATGCGTATTCGTTAAGCGTGTTGAGCCATTGCCTGACGGTGCTCTGGTGATAATTTCTGGCAATCATCATTACGAGACCTTTACGCTTGATGCCGACGAGCAGAGCGATATGCAAGTGCATGGCCGGGTTATTGCCTCAATGACTATGAGGCGCTTCGTATGACTTTCATCAAAGACAGAGCAGCTTATAAAACTGCGCGGCTTTTCTTCGCGACCTATGGTGAGGAATACCGCCATATCTCTAACCTTTTCATGCGCAAAGCTTACGGGGTCTGAATATGCTCAGTAAAGACAGCTCTCTAGAAACCGCAAAAAATACAGCAGATAACCTTTATCAATTAATGGAGTTAATCAACTCCAATATTATTGATATGGATATCGAGCAAATAATTTCCCTGTCTGGCCTCTGCCTTGATTTATCGGCTCAGGTTTCAATGTGGATGGATTCGGAGTTTGAACGCCGTGAAAAACAACGTAATTGAAACTTACCGACGCAGAATTTTAAAGGCAGCGTTATTACGCCACCAGCGTAAAACAGGCAGTAACTGCCTTGTTATTAAGCTCAATAAAGGCGGTATTAACACGGTCGAGTTAACAGAGATTCTTCTCGATGGATTATTACGAAAATTCGAAAGGCTTGCGATCAGTGAGTACGGGAATGTCGAAGGCGTAAAAGCTATCAAGGGAATTTACAGCAGCGCTGTTGATGTTAATGGCAGCGGTGAATTCCTTACGGATTGCGGGAAGGAATTAATCGACGAGCTCATTTCTGAGCTGGTTGAGTTCGTCAAAAAAACAAAAAGTAGAGGCTCCGAAAACGGAGGGTCATGAAATGGGGGGATCTGATGGCACTGACAGCGATACGAATTCCTGAGTGGGTTCACCTCAAAGCAGCACACGTTTTAAGCCAGTTCAGAGCAAGGCGCATTCACCCCTGCCGTATGCACGGCTCCGGTAATTTGAGCCTCAAGGTTAATCACCGCTGGCGGCTACTCTCCCGCGATGGCAGCAAGAATTGGGAAGTGATGAGCCATGAAACCTATAACCGGGAGAAAGACAGATGACTGACTTTGAAAAAGATAACGTGAAGCAGCTTGTTGCTCGCCTGAAGGAAATCCAGAAGCAATCCGACGTAACGATTCCTGGTTGGATGCTTGACGAAAACCGCTATGGCAAGGGCTCCCTTACTTTAGAAGAGCAGCATGAGTGGGCTCAAACCGTCGTCCAGTCCATGCGCGGTACGGTCGCCCTTCTTTATCTCATCAGCTGCGAAAACCGCTGGGGACTCCGTGACGGGCAATACCAGTTTAAAACCGAGGAGTTTACCTTTGGCTTAACCCGGGAACTTATTGAAAATCTGCTGATTAAGCATGTGGAGTGCGCACTGATCGAGCACAAGCCTGAGGAACGCTATCTGGCGGTTTACCAGTTCTACTACGCCAACGATCAGCGCCTGAAAGAAGTCGGTCATTCGTGGTTCGCAGAGTTTCTCGACGAGATTTTTGTAGATCTCGCTGCCAAGCTGCGCACCGGTAAAACAATGCCAGCCAATCACGTTTTGCATTAAGGAGCAATGAAGATGGCAATGAAAGCAGAATTAGCACCAGTAGCGGCCCGTGACCTGCAGATCATCGAGTATCGCGGTCAGCGAGTTGTGACCACTGAACAGCTGGCGGCAGGATATGGCGCAACCGAGCAGATGATCACCAACAACTTCAACCGCAACAAATCCCGGTTCGTTGAAGGTAAACATTACTTCAAGCTTTCTGGCGGAGATGTTGAAATTTTGCGCAACTCTTTCAGCGGACTGCAAATCTCAAGCAAAGCTCGCACCCTGACTCTTTGGACTGAACGCGGTGCAGCTAACCACGCCAAAATTCTCGAGACAGATCAGTCCTGGGAATTCTACGACGATATGGCTGAGTTTTATTTCACCCGCCGCGCCTCTATTGCAACGCCGGCAACACCGCTGACACTTAGCCGAAAAGAACTTGCCTTGATGGTAATTGAAGCCGAAGAACGCGCCGAAGCCGCTGCACTCGAAACCAGGACCCTCAGCGCCACTGTTGAAAGCCTGGAGAAGCACTTCACCAAAGGCATGACGATCCCAGCATTCAGCAAGGCGCTAAACGGCGTCAACATCAACAAAATGATGTGGTTGGCGTCCGAGCGTGGCTGGGTGTTTAACGAGCAACGCGACCCAGAGAAAGATCCGCGCTGGCGCGTCGCCTCATATGCCCGCGACAAATATCTGACGGAAGACCAGACGCAGATCACCCCGCACGGCAAGGATGCTTTCACGAAGTTTACGCCAGTACTGCTGGAGAAAGGCTGTCACCGTCTGTATCAGCTGTACATGAAAGGTGAGCTGCCAATGAAAAAGACTTGGAATGGCGAGTACAGCCACGACAAAGCGATTTATTCACCGGAGGCCAAATAATGGAACTGCTTCCTTGCCCACTTTGTGGCAACGATGAAATAGATTTCGATTCTGTGCTTTATGAAGGCGAGCCAATGTTTGTAGTCCGTTGCGATTGCTGCAGTGTGAGTCTAGCTCCGCAAGCTCGTGATATGGCTGCGGCCATCTGGAACCAGCGAGCACCACGGCCGAAAGAAGCGACAGATTCATACCAAATTCTTGAGCACCCATCAGTGGGGCGATTTCAGATCATTAAGCCGGAGGGCTTCTGAAGTGAATAATGATATCTGGAATCCGGCTGGCTCTATTGAGCTGGCCCACCGGCAGGCTCTGACATGTGTATGTGATGCCTACTTGTTTCATTTGGTCAGCCTGCACCGTCGCCCTGTATATCGCCACCAGTACGGTGATATTTCGCTTAATCAGACAGCATTACAGGGATTCATCGACTCGTACCTCGCTGATAAGGGATGGAGTATGGAGCGTCGCCGTGCACATTACATCAACATTCTCGATCTCATCCGCTATATGGGTCGAAAAAACTCGGATTTCATCGACTGGGGCACGGTGCCAACGCTAACCCCTCGTGGAATTCGCTGGTTGAACGCCTGTTTCTCAAGACTGGGGGATATGGTGAACAGTTATGGCGGATGGGAAGGTTACATCACTGCTACTAAGAAAGGTGCGGGCCAATGAAAAAAGTATCTGAGCTGGTGATGTTTACTCTTTTCTTCTCCAGCCTTACGGGGATTGGGTTAACAGCGGGGTTCTACTGTTTTATCGGAGTATGCAAGCTGCTTTGGAGGATTGTTGGATGAAAGCTGAATCCATTGATGTTAACCAACTGGTCACAATAAACGACCACCTGCAGGCGCTGGTCACGGCTGAAGATGTCATTGCCAGTATCAATTCGCAGCTTGAAACCGTTATCGACAACGACTACGGCTGGCGGCACCGGGCAAATGTAGCGCGGGTTAAGTGGCAGAACACACGGAAACGTATCACTGCCCGCCTGGCCGTATTGCGTCAATTGGAGCGAGAGAGAAATATTGAGCGTCAAAAATCGCGGGATGAATTGCTCATCAGGGCCCTGAGGAATGAGGTATCAGCTGAAATTTTCCGCCGCTGCTGTGAGTCCGTAGAAAGGGAAATGGAGGTGTGCAGTGAGTGAGTCGAATTTGTTCGAGCTTGTTCAATTGATTAAATCCGCTGCCGGCGATCCCTCTGCAATGACCGATGCTATCTGGGAAGCTGGTTATCGCCAGCCTGATAGAACAGAGGAGGAGGCCGCCAAAATAACGATCGACACCTTCTTCTACTGCATGGCCTTCGACATGCCCACGGAATTCTGGCCACGCGATTACGAGAGCGTTCTCAAGAATGAACTGATGAAAGCTGTTGGTGGTGAGGATGGAGAGCTGGCCTACGCCACCGCCAGCAAAATTGCCAAAAGCGTTATCAATGCTGGATTCAGCAAGGAGGCCGCCAATGGATGAAATGGTCAATTTGAATAATGTGTGGTTCCACTGCCGTGATCTGATTGTGATGTGAGGTGGGTATGAGCGATGTTGTTCTTTTGGTACCGAATGACTGGGTTTGTGAAAGTGTCCTGATCGCGGTTACCGGGCTCAAGCCCGGAACCATCCTCCGGGCCAGAAAAGAATGCTGGCTGGTTGGGCGGGAATATGTGCACGTTTCACCGGACGGAAATCCGAAACCTTCCAGCGAGTGCATGTACAACCGTAAAGCGGTCGATGCATGGGTCGCCTCAATGAAAAACAAACAGCCTGGGTGATCTGAGGCCATGAAAAAGGTAATCTCATATCGCTCTTGGGCGTCTGGAGGAATCAATGGATAAAGTTACATATCCAACAGGCGTCGAAAACCACGGTGGCACATTGCGCATCTGGTTTAATTTCAAAGGTAAGCGTGTCAGGGAGAGCCTCGGTGTCCCTGACACCGCTAAGAACAGGAAGATCGCCGGAGAACTGCGGACATCGGTATGTTTTGCCATCAGAACAGGCACATTTGAGTACGCGGCACAGTTTCCGGACTCCCCTAACCTCAAGACATTTGGGGTGGGTAAGAAAGAAATTACAGTTTCAGAGCTTGCAGAAAAGTGGCTGGATCTGAAGAGGATGGAAATCTGCGCGAACGCACTCAACCGTTATGAGTCAGTCGCAAGGAATATGGTACCAAGGATCGGGGGTAATCGGCTGGTGTCGGCGGTGACTAAAGAGGAATTACTGTATATCAGGAAAGATTTACTGACCGGTCACCAGGTGCCAATGAAGGGGAAGGTCCCGGCAAAGGGACGAAGTGTTGTCACCGTAAATTATTACATGACAACGATTGCCGGAATGTTTCAGTTTGCCGCAGATCACGGTTACTTAGAGGCGAACCCATTCGACGGGATCAAGCCTCTTAAAAAAGCCAGGGCAGAGCCAGATCCGCTAACTCGTGACGAATTTATTCGCCTGATTGATGCATGCCGGCATCAGCAGACGAAAAACCTGTGGTCACTTGCAGTATACACAGGGGTGCGTCATGGGGAGCTGACCTCCCTGGCCTGGGAGGATATCGATCTTGAAGCTGGAACAATAACAATCAGGCGTAATTATACAAAACTGGGTGAATTCACTCTACCGAAAACTGAGGCCAGTACCAACAGAGTGATACACCTCATTCAGCCTGCGATCAGCGTCCTGAGGAATCAGGCGGAAATGACCAGGCTTGGAAAAAGGCATCGGATCGATGTTCAGCTGCGCGAATACGGCAGAACTGAGAGCCACGAGTGTACATTTGTTTTCAACCCTCAACTGGTCAGAAGATGTCAGCAGGTGGGGATCATCTACAAAGTCGACTCGATAGGTGATTTATGGGACGCAGCGATGAAGCGAGCAGGGATAAGGCACAGAAAAGCATATCAGTCGCGTCACACGTATGCGTGCTGGTCACTGTCAGCTGGCGCTAACCCCAGCTTCATTGCCAGTCAGATGGGCCATGCGAGCGCCCAGATGGTCTTCAACGTATACGGTGCGTGGATGGCAGACAGCAGTAGTGAGCAGATCGCAATGCTGAATCAGAGGCTC